GTCGCCAAATACCCCCCCGCGGTACCGAAGTGAAGACCGCCGACCGCGGATACGGCGTCAAGCACCGGAAGCTCCGGGCGAAACTCGCGAAGGTCGTCGCTCGCGGCGAAGCGGTTTGCGCTCGCTGTGGCCGGGCGATTCACCCTTTCGAGCCCTGGGATCTCGGCCACCACGACCTCGACCGCTCGGAGTACATCGGACCTGAGCACCGTCGCTGCAATCGAGCGACCGCCGGCCGCGCGCGCTGGCAGGCGAGGATGGGCAAGCGCCGATCGCAGGAGTGGTGATGGCCGTCGTCGAGCTCGTCCCGAACGTCATCGGCTCGCAGACGCCGCGGATCCGCGTCATCCCGGGCGGTAAAGAGCATCCGAAGTGGACCGAGGTCGTCGAGTTCGTCAATGCGCTCGGCGTCGACCTCGATCCCTGGCAGTGGGACGTTCTACACGCGGCGCTTCTTCGCGACGCCGACGTCTGGGCAGCGTTCACCGTCGCCGTCTGCTGCCCTCGGCAGAACGGCAAGAATGGGATCCTCGAGATCCGCGAGCTGATCGGCCCGATCATCCTGGGCGAGAAGCTCCTGATCCACACGGCGCACCTCGCCGACACGTCGAAAGAGGGCTTCCGGCGCCTCGACGACCTGATCGATGCGAACGAGTGGCTGTCGAAGCAGGTCCGGCACATCTGGCGCACGAACGGCCACGAGTCGATCGAGTTCATGGACGGCCGGCGGATTCGCTTCCGCACGCGCACCCGCGGTGGCGGTCGTGGATTCTCGGGCTCGCCGGTGTTCTTCGACGAGTCGATGTTCCTGCCGGAGGTCTCGATGGCCTCGATCATGCCCGTCGTCTCCGCGCAGCCGGATCCGCAGCTCTGGTACATGGGCTCGGCGGTCGATCAGCTCTCGATGGACGACGGGGTCGTCTTCGCCAGGGTGCGCGAGCGTGCGCTGAACGGTGACAGCGACCGCCTCGCCTACTTCGAGTGGTCTCTCGACTACCCGAACCCCGACGCGGTGCCGGCAGACCTGGACGTTCAGGCAGCCGCGGCCGAGACGAACCCTGCGTATGGCATCAGGATCTCGCGCGACTACATCGCCGCCGAGCAGGACAATCTCGACGTGCGTTCGAGCGCGGTCGAGCGTTTCGGCGTCGGCGACTGGCCGCGCACGGACGGCATGGGGCACATGATCATCAACCCGAAGGTGTGGGCGGAGCTCACTGACGAGACATCCAAGCGCGTCGGGGCGATCGTCTTCACGTTCGACATCTCACCCGACCGCTCGCGGTCGGCGATCGCGGCCACGGGGCGCCGTTCGGACGGACTCCTGCACACGGAGATCATCGAGCACAAGTCTGGGACGGGCTGGGTAGCCGCAAGGCTCGTCGAGCTCGCCTCCCGGCATAAGCCGTCGCGGGTCGTGTGCGACGGGGTCGGTCCCGCCGCTTCGCTCGTCGCCGAGGTAGAAGCGCTCGACGTGAAGGTGGAGACGCTGGAGGCGCGCGAGTACGCCCACGCCTGCGGGCTCTTCTTCGACGCGGTAGAGCAGGGGCAACTTCGCCACCTGGGGACGCCCGAGCTCGCATCCGCGTTGCGCGGAGCGGGAACGCGACCCCTCAGCGATGCCTGGGCGTGGTCGCGCAAGAACTCGTCGACGGACATCGCTCCGCTGGTCGCCTGCACGATCGGCGTCTGGGGCGTGCTGACCGGCGCTGAAGTCGTGCCGCTCTTCGCCTTCGGCTAAACCGATAGGCGCACCGATGGCGAACATCGGCCGGCGTCTCTGGGACGCCCTGAAATACGACACGACGCTGACGCGCTTCTCGCTCGCCGACTACCTGCAGTATTTCACCTTCAACGGCAACCGCTACTCCTTCGCTCCCTCGTACTCGCTCGACTCCAAGCAGGAGGAGCCGGATCCGTCGTTCGAGGGCTACGTCTCGTCGCTGTACAAGTCGAACGCGATCGTGTTCGCCTGCATGAACGTCCGCTCGATGCTCTTTCAGGAAGCGCGCTTTCAGTTTCGCCAGATACGCAAAGGGAGACCGGGCGATCTCTTCGGTACGGACGACCTCGGCGTGCTCGAGAATCCGTGGCCGAACGGAGCGACCCGCGATCTGCTCGCGAGGATCATCCAGGACGTCGACCTCGCCGGCAACTCGTACACGGTCCGCGCTGGTCGGGTGCTCCATCGCTTGCGCCCTGACTGGGTCTCGATCGTTCTCGGCTCGAAGCTGGAGGAGTTCGAGGACGCTCCGAGCTTGGCGCCTGACGCCGAGGTGCTCGGCTACTTCTACCACCCTGGCGGCTACCACTCGAACCGAGAGCCGATCCCCTATCTCGTCGAGCAGGTGGCTCACTTCGCTCCGATCACGGATCCGATCGCGCGCTACCGCGGAATGTCCTGGCTGACGCCGATCGTGCGTGACGTCATGGGCGACAACGCGGCAACGCAGCACAAGCTCGCGTTCTGGGAGGGCGGCGCGACGAAGAATCTCGCGGTCACGACTGATCCCTCGGTGACAGGCGAGGCGTTCAAGGACTTCGTCTCGATGTTCAAAGAGCAGCACGGCGACCTGGAGGACGTCTACAAGGTCATGTTCCTCGGCGGCGGCGCGAGCATTGAGCCTGTAGGCGCGGATATGCAGGAGGCCGACTTCAAGGGCATCCAGGGAGCCGGCGAAACGCGGATATGCATGGCTGCCGGCGTCCCGCCCGTGATCGCCGGATCGTCCGAGGGACTCGCCTCAGCGACCTACTCGAACTACAAGCAGGCGTTGCGGAGGCTGAACGACCTGACGATGAGACCGCTTTGGGGCGGAGTGTCCTGCGCGCTGGCGCCGATCGTGGATGTCCCTGAATCCTCGGAGCTCTGGTACGACGATCGTGAGATCAGGGCGCTCGACGAGGACTCGAAGGATGCCGCCGAGATCCTGCAGGTCAACGCCCAGACGATCAAGGGGCTGACCGAGGCAGGCTTTGACCCCCAGTCGGTCGTCGACGCCGTGATCTCCGGCGATTTCGAGCGCCTCAGTCACACGGGTCTGCTGAGTGTCCAAATGCAGGCTCCGGGATCGCAGGCGCCGTCATCCAACGGGAAGCCAGAGGTTCCCGTAGAGGCTCCCTAGCCGATAGGAGCGGACGATGAGTGAGCCCGAGCACGAGCCTGAGGTTGAGAACGTGAACGGCGGCGAGCTGGTCTATCGCGCCACCGAGCCGGCGGCGATGCAGTTGGTTGAAGCCGATGACGTAGCTCCGATGCTCGAGGGCCGGATGATGCCCTACGACGAGTGGACGGAGATCAAGTCTCGGGTCGAGGGGCACTTCCTCGAGCGCTTCTCCCCCGGCGCGCTCGCCAAGACGATGGCAGAGCGCTCGGATCGAATCCGCGTCCTGTTCGAGCACGGGCTCGACGTTCTCGGAGGTCAGACAATCGCAGCCATCGAGGAGATGCGAGACGAGCCGGATGGCGCGTACTACCGCGCATCACTGCTGGATGGTCTTCCGAACCTTCTGATCTCGGGTCTTCGCCGCGGTCTCTACGGATCTTCGGTCAGATACGGCCCGGTGAAGTGGGATCGTGTCAAGTTTCCCAAGCGAAGCGAGCACAACCCTGACGGGCTCGAGGAGCGCACGGTGCGCGAGGGCTTCGTCAAGGAGTTCAGCGTTACCACTTTCCCGCAATACGCAGGCGCGACGGCCCACATCCGCTCGCTGACTGACGACATTGCAGCCCACAAGCTATTGGGGGACTCCAGGTTTCTGGACTTCCTCGAGACACAGGCAGAGCCGCAGCACTCAGATCGGGAGGAGCCTGAGGACCAGGCTCCCGAACAGAGCCGCAGCACTCAGCCAGCCCGCGATTACCTACGACAAGAGGAGGACGATCAATCGTGGCGGCTGTAGAGCGCAGAACCAACGACGAGATCGCGACTGAGATCGCGGATCTCAAGGAGCGCCGACAGGCGCTCAGCGACGAGTACAAGGGCCAGCGATTCCCGCCGGAGCCGTACGCCGAGTTCAACCGGCTCTGCGATGAGATCAAGGATCGCGAGGAGACTCTGACCGAGCTCTCTCGGCGCGAGCAGTTGCTCGCCCAGGGCGCTCAGAACGAGAACGCCGTCGAGCAGGGCGCCTACTTCAACGTGCAGAAGCCGGGAGTCGCGCGCGGCGAGGACATCTACGACCTCTCGACCGTCACGCGGTCTTGGGACAACCCGGAGGCCGAGGAGCGAGAGCTTCACGACCGCGCCATGCGCTCGGTCGAGTCGGCTCGCTTCCCGCACCAGAACGCAGACCACGAGGACACGCAGGGCCACCTGGAGCGGTTGCTCGGCGATGGGGAAGGCGGAAACCGCAAGGGTGCGGACATCGCCCGTCACCTGCTCACCACCGGCTCGCCGGGGTACCGTCGTGCGTTCACGAAGTACCTCTCCGGTCAGCCTCGCACCGGGGCCGAGGATCAGATGCTCTACCGTGCGATGTCGCTCACGACCACGTCGGGTGGGTTCGCAGTCCCGTTCGTTCTGGATCCGACGCTGATCCCCACGTCGAACGGAGCAGTCAACCCGTATCGGCAGATCGGCAACGTCATCCAGATCTCGGTCGACGAGTGGCGCGGAGTCTCCTCGGGAGGCGTCACGCCGGCATTCCAGGCGGAGGCAGCGGCATCCACTGACGTCTCCCCCACGCTGGCGCAGCCGACCGTCTCCACGGAGATGGCACGGGCCACGATCCCCTACTCCATCGAGATCGGCATGGACTGGGGCAGCTTCGCCTCCGAGATGGCCGGCGAGATCCAGGACGGTAAGGACGTGCTCGA